CCCACGGAAGGGTCTTGAGTTCTAAATGCCAATTTATTTGTATTGGGATCTGTTATTATTTGTAAGTTATAATTAGCTAAATTGTTATTATGTATTACTTTTCGTCCTGTGCTACTCCACCCGAAAGGTAGGTTAGAAAGGCCGGATATTTCAGTTAAATAGATTCCATTATCTATATAATCGTTCATGTTAGACTCTCGAATAACATCACGCTGAACGCCATAGATTTCTCTCTCTATTGGATTTGAACCCGATTGATAAAATCTAAATTTTTCATCCGTGCTTTTTAGCCAAAAATCACCTACTGTATCAGTACCATTATCAGCAGGCTCAAATTGAATATGATTAGCACCAGTAGTATTGCCTTGATTTAGTACTGAATCTAAATCTTGAGAGCCTGGGCTTGGGATGTTATACATCACCACTTCATTAGAATTTGTATCTCTAGCTAACCCCTTTAAATTTGTATAATTAGTTGTACGATCTTTAGTTGTAAAAAAGTAAGATTCTACAATAGGGTCGCCGGATGACCCTAGCTGAAGCGGGCCTGCAGCCCCTCCGGCTCTTAGTATATTCCTACCTGTGGAACTATCTGATAAAAAGCCTCCACCATTGATATTAGCGAAAGAAAATGAAGAACCACTTACACTAATCGAAAGTAGATCTGTACCCCCTGTTAAGAAGTTAGATAGATTAAAGTTAGTACCCACTGTTAAGTTACTGGTAACTGTTTTAATACCTGTAATTGTTTGGGTGGTATTTGTGGTAACGTAGTTACCTTCGATAGTATTTAAGTCCGCCACTGTTTCATCTATAGCACTCTGCACGTTAGTCGCAGATAGCCCCGACGACGTGTTATCGTATTCTACAGAGTTGGCGACTATGGCTGCTGGCACCTCAATAAAAGAATTAGCAGACGAACCGTAGAACGCTGTAAAGTCGATAAAGCCCCCAGCGGCCCCTACTTTTTCGGCGGATACGTGGATGCGTAAGCGCTTACCGACGTCTACGGTATACTCTTCGGGTAGGAATCCCGTAAGTAAAATATCTGCGGGATTATTCGCTATGTTATCCACTATACCAGAGTCTAAGATAGCTACCACCTGTACGCCTAAGTCGCCGACGGGCTGACCTGTGACGCCCGACGCTTCGGGCGTACCGTTCGCGTCGGTCTGGTATATCTCAAACGTATAGCGCTGGTCTGCTGAGTTAGAATTTATTTGTGCCGTTAGTCGCCCCTCGTACTTGCCAGGCGGTAGCTTACGCGGGTTACCTGTAACTTCTATAGATATTAAGTCTTGGGCGTAAAATTGTTTCTGATTATCGTTATTAGAGACCACTTGGGACACTAAAGAAGTAGAGCCTTTCGTACCCCCTTGCGCTTCGTAAAAAGTCCCCGCTGTTAGTGTCACTGAGTCACCAGTGAAAAAGAAAGTCTCTAATATACCCGCCGTCGTTGCGGTGGCGTCTATCTCTAGCCTTTCGTCACCCCCGCCGAAGAGAGTATTAAGGGTTATATTACTACCCGCTTGTAGTTTGGTTGCTAAGTACCCCGACGTGGTGTCGTTCATAGATATTTTAACTAGCTCGTCGTTAGCCGTTCCCCCCTCACTATACCAGTTACTTTGAGTCGCCCCTGTGATCGTAAAGCCGTTAAGGTCTATCTCTTGATACGTTAAGTTACCTAAAGGTAGGGTTACGTTAGACTGTAACTTTAGTCGTCTAACATAAATAGGTGCATTACTTATGTTAACAGTTAACGAGGGGTTAGTAGTAGACCCTAATAGTAAAGAGTGCCCGCCCCCGCTCGCGTTAGCGTTAAAGCCCCCTAAGAAAACGGCTACGGCGTTTAACGCTAGGTTAAGCGTAGTATCTTCTGAAAGTTCGTAAGCCCCGCTACCGTCGAAGGTTCGCGGGTAGTTTAGCCCGTCTAAAAACGCCGACAAGTCTACGCTAGTATTACTATCGTTATAGAGTGTAGCGGGGCTTTGAGGTTCTGCTAGGGCTTCGGTGATCTCGCTAGAGGTATTAGCGTTAAATATTGAGCCGTTATTGTCCACTGCGCTAAATTGGTCTAAGGGCTTAATTATTCCGTTAAGGGTCTGCCATAAACTAGCGCCCGCGCCCGACTGAATAATGGTTACTAGTTCCGCCTGTTTATATAAGCTAAAGAAGGCGTCACGATATGAAAGAGAAGCCCCCGCGGGGTTCTGTATTTGTATTTGTACTTCGTCACCCGCTACAAGGTCTATAGCTTGCGAGTAGGTGAGGGTGCCGTTAAGGCTAACATTATCTTCTACATTATAGGCGTACTTAGGGTAGTCGGTGGCGTTCGTGCCATTGACGACTAAGTCCATAATGATAGTACGCCCCGCGGTAGTGTCCGTACCTCGGTTAAATTCTAGGGTACAGGTAACTAGGTAAGCGCCGTCTATATCACACGTGAAAGTATTAGTCCCGTCCCATACGCTACCGTCTTCGCGCCTAAGTACAGGAAAGTCTATAATTTCTTGAGTGTTAGCGGGTATCGTTTTTAAGTCGTCGGTAGCCTTAGCTATAAAGCCCCTAGCCGTCGCTGTGGTGACAGGGCTAACACTAAGTAGCTCGTCTAGGGCGTCGGCCACGTTCGTAGCCGTTCCGCCCCACTGCACGCCCGTAGACTGCGCGTAGTTATTAGTAGCGTCGCTAACGTGCTGGTCACTACTAAAGTCGTACTCGTTACCGCTACGGTCTTTTACGAGTAGCTTTTTTTCGTCTTGGTATAAGCCGAACTGCCCTAAAATAATCTTACTCTGTAGGGTAGCGCGGTCTACTGCCTCGGCTATTAGTGTTATGATCTTAGCCATATTTACACCTTATGGTAGGGGGTTAAAATCTGCGTCTGGGTCTGCGGTCGTCCCGTCTATAAATTTATAATTTTCTTCGTCGTATGTGCCGTCTATCTCGCCAGAATCGCTAAAAGTGCCGTCTTGGTTAAGATCTCTAAAGGGGTACTTAAAGTACTCTGTATGGCGGTAGTCGTTACTGTCGTAGTCGTCTAGCACTCTGCCCGCGTCCCACACGTTATCATAGAAAGTCTGGTATACGAACGGGTCTACAGAAGCGAATAGCGTTACCTCTGCCTTACCGTTATAGAAGTCGGGCTTAATAGCTCGCACGAAGGCGAACAGCTTTAAGTCTTCGGTTATTGCGTCCATCTGGAAGCTAACAAGGTCGCCTACTCTTAAGCCGTCGGTAATAATCTTATCCATATTAACCGAGAACTTAACGAGCCACGAGTTAAAGAGGTAGTACTTAGCCCACTTAATAGCCGAAGCTACTAGAGAGCCGACCGCGAAGTTATCGCCCGTCGTGTTAAATACCTCTTCGTCGTAGAACATAGGTAGGCTAACCTCTTTCTTAGAAATTTGCCCCGAGTTATAGAAGTTACGAGAGACCCTAAAGCTATCTTCTAGCTCTGCCTTAAGGGTATCGCGTAGGCTAGACTTAAATAGCTTTAGCTCTTGAGAGTCGCTAGGGTCACTACCTAGCCCGCCGATAACTAGACCGTCGGTGTCGTTATAGCTTAGGGTAAGCTGTCGGTCTGTGGTGCCCTTGCCTTGGCTATAGTTATAGTTAAAGACGAACTCGTTATGAATTTCGCTAACGTCTCTATAGACCACTTTTTTAAGTGAGCCTTTAATAATATTACTCTCGTTAAATTCTGCTATAAAGTCGCTAGGCTGTAGCCCGTAGTCTCGGTAGTCTAAGCTAGAAGACTTATAGCCCCCTTCGTCGTCAAAGGTTACCACGCCGAAGATATGCTTAGCGTATTCTATAAAGCACTCTTCCAAGGTTCTGGACTCTACTAGCTGGTCTCTTACTTGCCAGTTACTACGGTCTGCGCTCTCGGTGACGTTTAGTGCACTCTGCGGGCTAATTTGGGCTAACTGCTCTTTCATAATACCCTCTGGGGTGTTAATCAAGTTACCCGCCTCGTCTGTACGACCTTGCACACTTACGTATAGGTTATCGGTATCGCTAAGGTCTAACTCGCTAGAGCGCTCAAAATACAAGCCTACTTTATTCTCGTTAAGTGGGGTGTAGGGGTCGCCCCACCCTAGGCTAACGCCTTGCTTAATACCTGTAGTGTCTTGGCTATACTCTGGTATAAACTTAATTTCTACGGTGTCGTACTCTGCAAATTTATAAGTATCGCCTCTAAAGAGGTCTTCTACGTCTGCGGGGTCAAGTTTGAACAAGTCGCGACCCGCCCACCACTTAGGCTTATGTATGGCTAATATCTCGCCGTCTATACCCTGTGCGAAGCTCGTACCTATTTGGTCGCCTACTTCAAAGGTGCCCGACAAGACTAACACGTTAGCCTCGCAGACGTTAGAGTTAATATCGCTACTTCTATTCTCTGCACCCCAGAAGTAAATAGTACGACCTACACCGTTACCTGTACCACTAATAGTACGTACTTCGGTGTTATCGTTGATAGGGTCTTTATTAAGTGCCGACGGTCTGTATACTATTGTAATATAGTCCGCTTCTAGGTCTTCTACGTCGCTATACCAGTCGTTATTAACTGCCCCTAGTGTACTCGGTAGGTTATAAAATACGTGCCTATAGCGACCGTCGCCCCACGGCACCGTACGCCACTCTTTATACGCGTTAACCTCTTGGTCACTGTCTACGTTAAAAGTCTTGTCTATGATCGTACGGGCGGGTACGTTACCCTGTTTAGCGTTAATAAGTGACACCAAGACGCGCACGTTACCGTATACGTTACTTTGGTAAATATCTCTACCATTGATACCGCCACTAGCTACGCTTACGTCTCTCTGTTGTATATAATGCTCGAAGTAAAGAGAGCCAAGTAGTCGCACCTCGTCGGCACCACGTAGGCTTAAAGTAGTCGTAGAAAGTATAGGGTAATATTGGGTGTATATATCTGTAGGTGTGGCTACTGGCGGTCTCGCAGTATAGCGAAAGTTAAACGGGCCGTCGTCTATACGTAGCTTAGTGCTACCGCCCACGTACTTAACTTTAGAGCTATAGTAGTTCTGCACCTTAGCCCCGTTAGATCCTAAATAGCGGTACGCTGTAGGGTCGTCGTAGTTACCGTTATATATTTTATCTTCGTTAAATACCGTTACCTCGCGTCTCTGGTCTTTCTGCCAAATATTAAAGAGGCCGTTACGCTCTACATTTTCGCGACGTTGGTATATGTAACTGTCTTCGGGTGTAGGTAACAGACTCATAGAAACTTCTTGAGCTTGTTCTAAACTTAAGATACTAGACGAGTTAATTACCACCTCGCCCGTAACCTTAGTATAGAGAAAGTCTACTATGATAGGGCGGTTATAAAACTCGCCCCCGTCGAAGTCTATTTTACGTCTGAAAGGGACGCCCGTAAAGACGCCATACGTTAAGTCTATACTAGGCTCGTCGTAGGTGTTACGGTTAAAAGTGCCATAGTTAAAGCTAGGTAACTGTAACATAGAGTTACCGTAGAGAGCCGTACCTGTGTCGTCTACTAGAAGACCAGTGCCGCCCAGACCTACGCGTATAGTCTTGTCGTCTACCGCTTCGTATAGCCCTTCTGGCACTTCTACGTACTCGTCTTTATCGCTGTCGTAGTTGTAAAGACGTACCGAAGTACCGAAGCCCTTAAGCGTCTCGTCGTCTACGATAAGCTGTACGTCGTTGTTAATTATCTGTATATTTTGCCCTACGTTAATTTCACCCGACAAGGTGGGCGACACTCTAGCGAAGGCGAAGCTAACCGCCCCGTCTGGCTGTTGGGTGTTCTGGGTAGGGTCGTACGCTAGTCCTGTGATCTCAAAAATTTCATCTGTACCGAGTAACTTTAGACGGTGGGTAGATTGAAAACCATAACTTTGACCCATTGCGACTCTAATAGACTGCGCCCGTGCTGTGGCGTCGTAGCCTAATACTTCTATAATTTGAAAAACTACGTCGCCCTCTACGTTAACAGGCTCTAAGTCTTGTTTTAATATCTCTAGCTTCGCGTACTGTACTTCGCCGTACGTTTGAGGTATATAGCGGTCGCTTAACTTGGTACCGCCGTCCCCTAAGATATTAGCCATAGTCTCGGCGGGTATACTCTTCTGTGCGTCGTTCCATAGTTCGGGGTCTACTTCAAAGTTAAAGCCGTTAAAAGCGTAGCCGTTAGTCTTGTTAATACCCGCACGTATAAAGTTTACTTGTGAGGTAGTGCCGTCCCAGACGCCTAGCTTACAGAAAGCCCCGAAAAAATTAATTTCTTTAGTGAGTAGGTTAAGTCGTTGCGCGTTCTCTAGGGTGAAGTTAAAGCCCTGTAAGCGCTCTATACCTACGCCCTTCTCTAGTGCTACAGACCACGACGGGAACTTAATACCCTTACGAGATATAACCCCCGCGATATAGTTAGCGGGCTTAAGGCTTAGTACGTCGCTGTTATCTATCGGCACCAGACTAAACGAAGACCAGTAAAACTTAGAGTTATGTAACCCCGCTAGGTCGCTGTTAAGTATCACAGGCTTAAAGGGGCTAATTTGTGGGTAGCTAGTGGCTTGCCACAGCGAGCCGTCCCACACGTAGTATACACCGCCGTAGTTACCGCCACCGCTGTACGCAGTCTCGCCCACGGTCTTACCATTAAAGCTAGGCTCACCTACGCGGTTAAAGTCCCAGTAGGTAACTTCGTAAGACTTTAGACTCATAAACGGCGCCCACACTTCGCCCCCAGTATGTACGGCGAAGGGTAGGTTAGTCGCTTGTCTAAAGTACACGGTATAGCCGACGGGCTTACCCGTAGGAAAGACTACCGCACCCTCTACTATCTCGTCTACAGACCACGCATTTAGCTCTACCTCGGTTACGAAGTCCCAAGAGACTACCGCGGGGTTATCTACAAGTTGTACGACCTCTAAGGTAATACTAAAAGTATTTTGCTCTACTGTAACGGCTTGCTCGCTCTCTGGTGTAGCGTTAACAAGTGTAACCACCGTAGCACCAAACACGCCCGCCCCTAGTACGTCTTCGCCGTCTTCTACCTCTATGGGTATCGGACGCCCTACGAAGTTCTCTAGGTAGTTAAATAGGCCCGCGTAGAGGTCTTTCTCTAACTGTACGATCTTAAAGCGAGACTCTACGACCTCGCCCCCTGTGAAGTCTACGAAGTCGGTAGAGGCGTCGTAGTAGTTTAACTCTTTAGTCTGGTCGCTTACGCTGTCGGTAAATTTTATAGAGCGTAAGTCTAGTTTAAAGTCTATAGTCGGGCTAAAAGCGGGTAATTTCATTTTATAAAGCCTACAGTAACGGTATAATATTTAACGGCGTCGCGGTTAGGTTCGCTCACTTCAAGAAAGCGCACTGTGTGAGTCGTCGTATTTGTGCCTTCTAGGAAGGGGTCTATACGGTTAAATGTAGCTTCAAACGGGGCAGAGCGTACCACTTTTCTAAAGGTTTGAAGGCTGTTAAGGTCGTCTACTGTCATTCTAAAAGTCATAGAGACGCGGCGTATAGGGTCTGTACTGTCTGCGTATAGTCCTCTGTAGTAGTCGCCCGTGTCTACTTCGCTCGTAAAGGCGTTAGAGTCTATAGCGGGCGTGTACGACTGTGTAACGGTGTCGGTAGGCTCCCAGACGGTAGCCCCACCGTTATAGCTAAACGTCACCCCGCTACACATTAGCGTAACCTCTGCGCACTGCGTCGTTAAGAAGCTCACCTACGCGCTCTAAGTCGTTCTCTAGGGTGTTAAAGAGGTCGGGCTGTTCTGCACCCGTGAAGCTAACCGTAGGGCTATACGTAACCTGTATAACTGCGGGGGCGGGTGTGCTGTTACCCATTCCGTCTACAGACTGTCCAGAGTTAAGGCGGTTAATATTGTCGCGCCCTAGCCTAGCAGTAGCCGAAGCGTTAAGTACCGCCTCTTGTCCGCGCTCGTTCATAGTGACGTTAGCGTTAGCACCTGTAGGGAAGCCACCCGTAGCGAAGTTCTGCGAACTAATACGACCGATATAGGCACCCGTAGCACTAAGCGATAACCCCGCCATAATAGCCCCTAGAGGTGGGCCAGCTATACTACTACCGAACTCGTACGAGTTTACAGCAGACTGATAGCCCTTAATAGTGGCTTCTGCGATCGCTAACGCCTTAGTCTCGCCGAAGATAGTCTGTAAGTCGTCTAGTACCATCTGCGAGGCCCTAGCCGTCGCGTTAACTTGAGCCTTAAAGGTCTCGTTAATTAGGTTACGCTTTTTCTGTTGGAAGTTCTTTTCTAAGACGTACTGGGCGTTAGCGTTATCTTTAGCTAGCTTCATCTTACGCTTATAGTCGGCTTCTAACATTTCGTACTCTAGCGAGCCTCTAAGCTCTAGGTCTTCTAGTAAGTAGCCCGTCTCGTCTTCACGTAGTACCCTGTCTAGCTCTTTCTTGAGTTCGTGCTGTTTTTTAATCTCTTCTATCTCGGCGGTATTCGCGTCGGCTCTAGCTTGCGCTTCATCTGCGAAGAATTCTTTACGACTCTCAAAAAATTTCTTTCTAAAGTCTTCGGACACGTTAAAAAGCTCGTCGAAGCCTCTAGCGCCCTTCTCGCTAAGTTTATCGGGGTCAAAGCTAACGCCCTCTAACTCTGCGAAAATTTCTCTAACCGCTTCGGGTAGCGCTCTAACCCTACCTTCGTCTGCCAGTTCGTCACGCAGTGAGGCAAAAACGCCCTCTAACTGGTCTATAGTCTCTAGGGTCTTAGGGTCTACTTCACCCCCGCCACTTGTAGGGGCTTTAGGCTTCTCGGCTTGTTGTTTACGTCGTTCTTGACCTAGCGCCTTTAGGTTAGCTAGGCTCTTACGCTCTTGCTCTAGCTGTTTATCTACCCATTGTATAGCGGACTTAGTAGCACCTTCTACACGCTTTAGGGCTTCGTACTGTCTAATACGAGACTCTGCCGACTTCTCGGCTATCCAGATATTATCTTTACCCGCCTCTAGTGACTCTTCGGCTATGAACTTAATTAAGCGCTCTTTCTGCTCTAACTGTTTAGTAGTTAGTTTTATTCCGCGCTGTTGCATAATTTCTAACTTATTACGCTTCGCGATAGCTACTAACACCTTACTAAATTCGGCTTGCTCTCGTAGGCGTGCTGTACGGGCTTCTGCCTCGTACACTTCGTTAGCTACGGTTAAGTATTCGTTAGCGGTCTTTAGTAAGTTCTTAAGTGCCCCACCACTGGCTAGAATACCGTCTACCGATCTAAAGAAAGCGTTAGTTAAGTCTTTAGTCGTAGACCATAGACCCGTAGTAGTTTGGCTTAAGTCTTCCATACCGCCCTGGTTTTTCTTAAGCTCGGCCTCAAGTACTGCCCACGCGTCCTTACCTCTAGCCTGTTTCTGTAAGGCTTCTATCTTCGTACGAGTGTCGCCAGAAACTAGCCCTAGCTCTTGTAGTCTCATAGTAGCCTCACCGATAGGGCGGTTAGACTGTAGACCGTCGTAAGCGCGACCTACCCACATAGCTAACTCTTTGAAGTTAGCCCCAGTAGTCGCCGAAGCGTCACCTACTAAACGTAAGCCCTCGCCCGTAGAGAGTGCCCCTTTAGTTAGGGTCTCTAACATTCTACTAGCTTGTGCCACCTCTTCTAGTTGGAAGGGTGTCTTACTCGCGAACTCGCTAAGTTCGGCGATACGGTCTTTAGCCTTGTCGGTAGACCCTAGAAGTGTTTTAAATTGCGTCTCTAAGTTCTCTACCTGTGTGGTAGCGTTTAGAAAGCCCTTACCTAAGCCGACTAAGATACCCCCGCTAACGAGGTTACGAAGTAGCCCCGTGACTTCGCCCATACCGCCTTTAAGTCTCTTACCAGAACGCGCTACGCGCTCCTGTACTCGGTCTAGTTCGTTTAGTTCTCTGGTAGCCTTGTCTACGGTCTCGCCGTACTTCTTAACCGCGTTCTTAGCGCCGTTAGCGTTGCGTGCCTCTTCGCGTAGTAAGTTATTAGTCTCTTTAAGTGTGTTATTTAAGTTCTTATTAGAGTTTATGATAATGCGCTGAGCTTGTACGACCGACTTAGTTAACTTAGTTAAGTCTTTGATCGCGCCCTGTGTCTGTAGCTCTACGGGTATATTTATACCTCGGTTACGATTAGCCACTACTTACCCCTTCCGAACTTACTAGCCTGTTCTACGGCGTTTTTATACTCTATTTTGCTCTTAAGGGCGTTAGCGAAGTCTCTAGCCTCTAAGTAGTCCTTACTTAGATCTAGCGACCCGCCGACGTTAGGCTGTAAGCCTTCCAGACTATAGCGCCACGCGGTAAACACGGCGTCCATAGTGCCAGTATTAACAGAGTTAGGGCAGACGTCCATACCTATAAGCCCCGTACCGTTACACGTTTCGCACCTTATGTTATCTACCGACCCTTCGCCTAAGCACTTATGGCAGATTAGCCCCCACCAAGGGCTAGAGGCTGTAGTACCGTGGCACCCGTGAGCCTCTGGGTTAACCTCGTCGCACCTGTGCTTAGGTACTTTCCCCATATAGGACGCTACGAGGTAGGTTAGTTTTTTGCGTCTTCGTCCGTTATTCTAGCGCCTGTAGCCATAGCTATAGAAAGTCTCGCGATCTCTATAAATAACATACGGGGCATCCCTTCTAAGAAGTCGTTACTAATAAGGTGTAACCCATTGGTAAGCGTGTCTTCTCTAGGTATCTCGGCGATAGGGTTACCGTCTTCGTCTTCTAGTGGCGTCTTAAAGCCTTGAAGTACTGCCGATACCCCGTATACGTTCGCGTCGTGGTCTGCACCGTAGCGGACGTGTCCGAGAATAGCGTTAGACTCTCGCAAATTTAAACTTTGCTTGAGTACTAGCTCTACCTCTTCACCTAATACCGTACTCTTATGTACGTAGGTGGCGTTAGCGTCTGGATTTAAAATTTTCATCTTTTTTTACTTTCGTGTGTAGTGTTCGTGTGTTAGTTCTCGCGTGTAAGGATTAGCCCCCGAAGGGGCTAGGGCGCACACGAAACGCCCGAAAGTATTAGCAGAACAAAATAAAAAATTCTGCGTCGTCGGCTCCGAGTGCCATACCTTCAATATTAAAGATACTAGAGCCCTCGCGGTCGCCGTCTGTTACGTTCTGGGTCTGGTGGTTTTCAATGTATAAGAAGACACGGTTACCCGCTTCTTTACCCGCAGTAAGACCGAAGCCGTTACCGATACGACCCGCGCGCCACTCGTCGTATATAGCGTACTCGCTGTCGTCAAATACTAGAGGGTCAAGGGTGTAAACAGGCTCGCGAGCGTTAATAGTAGCGGGGGCTAGACCCCAGACCGCGTTAAAGTCTGGCTGTACGATCACCTCGTTAGCTACGTCAAACGTGAACGCAGAGACCGACGGCTTAAAGCCTTCATACTCTAGTCCCGCGTGCTGTAGGATAGGTGGGTTACCTGTCTCGGCAGTAACGCCTGTAGTGAGTGGGCGAGTGCCGAAAGGCTTATACGCTACGCTTGAAGTAGTCGCAGTCGCGCCAGAGGTAGACCCCGTTAAGCTCGCACCGTTAGGGAAGCCGTCGTTAGCGCCCTCTACCATGCGGTAGATAAAGTACGCGTCGCCACTTGTGTAGTCTTTAACCACTACGCCGATATTAGTACCGTCTGTTACCTCTTCGCCCGCTGTGAAGGTACCCGTAACCGCGCCCGTAAGTTGTTGACGGTCGTTAGGGACGCGACCCATGAAAGTAAATGTAGCGTTAAGAGGCTCGTTAGCGTTACCCGCGATAGAGAAAGTACCTAACGCCCCGTTCATCTCTTTACTAAAGCCGTCTTCTTCGCTTCGCTTAGTGTGGCGGTTATAGTTACCCGAAGTCGGGGTTAACATATACCCACCCGTAGCTACGCTGTCAATATCTGCCGTAACTCCGCTACCGTTGTCTAGCGTCTCTAAGTCGCTAAAAGTGTCTGAAGTTACTACGAAGATCTCGCTTTTACCCTCTTGAGCGGGGTACACTACTACACCAGTAGCCGAGGTAGAGGTTACTACGTCGCCTACTTGGAACTCACCGCCCGCAATATTAGAGATACCTAATACTACGGTCTGCGTAGAGACCATACCACAGCCTAGGAACTCCTTAAGCACCGCTGGGGGTGTCGTAAGTGAACCAGAGCCTTTTAACAAGGCGTTAAAGGTAAGGTTACCTTTCACACTCTTAGGGATTTTAGCAGAACGAGTTAACGAAGCCTTCGCTACGTCGTTCTCGAACATTTCTACTTCGGCGTCCATAGTCTGGCCTACTTGTACCTCTAAGCCACCCGACGAGGCGGTTAGGTATTCGGGCACGTCGCAAGTCTGCTCTATAGCGCTTAGTAGCTGTCTAATTCTGTACTGTTTGGTGTTACAAATATCAGCCATTGTACTAGCCTTTCTTAGTTGTTCGTAGGGTCACTACGAAGCTGTGAGTAAGTTATAAACGTCCGTACCTCTATACCGCCAGAGGCAAGGCGGTCTGTATTAAAGTTAACTATTTCGGCGCTAATATACACCCATTTTCTAGCGAGCTCGCACCCTTCTACTGGGTCGTATAGTTGCGTGTTATCGTTAATAATTTTCTTAATTTTAGCGAGTTCCTGTAGGCAGACACCCCTATAGTTACTCTGTGTAGACTCTAGCACGAAGCGAAAGTTAATACTTATTTCGTTAACCAAGTGGCTAACCTCTTGTAGCTCTTCGGGTAGGCTAACGTCTGTCTCTTCGTCTGCGAAGTCAAACCACACGACGGGTAAGGCGTCCGTATTCTTTACGTCGCTTATTTCGGGGTTTACGTTGTAACCCTCTGCGCTAAAAATAGCCTCTAGTCGTTGGTATATTTTAAATTCCACTACGCACGCCCTCTAATACCTACGCGCCCACCGCTTCTACGGTCGCGCTTTAGTAGACTGTCTGGGTTAACGTTCTCTAGCTGTTCCTTGTACATAGTGTCGTACTGGTTAAACTGTTCTATCATAGGATTTTCGTTAAGTGTCGGCGAGGTGTCAAAAGACTGTAACGCCGTCGGTGTGATATTATCACTAAGGTAAGTACGATAAATCCAATAGACTAGGGCTAACTTAACCATAGGGTCTACGTCGGCGTCGTCTGGGACGTTATCGTTATCAAAAATTTCATATTGACGAAGCCATGAATAGTACTTAGACTGTGCTAAGTCGTAGTAGTACGTACCCTTAGCGTCTATACCTTGCTGTAGTTCGTCGTTAGCTAAGTCTGCGGTCGTTATAACTGCCACTTCTGTACCGCCCCTTTAATAATTGAGTCTTCTATATACCCGTTGAGGGTGTCTTGTTTCTTAATGTAGGCATTTTCTACCCAGTGGTCGCCCTTAATACCGCTAACGAAGTGGCCCATAGAGAAGCGACGGTTACCGCTTTTAGGGTCTATCCAGCTTAGCGCACTCGCTCGTACTGGTTCTACCCAGTGTCGCGAGGTACCATAGTAAAGAAAGCCCGCCACGGGGCTAGGGCTATGTATACGACCTTTTACGCCTGTGTTAAGTATCGTACGCTCTAAACTTTGGGCGGTCTTACCCGTTCTATTTTTAAAAGACGGGTGCCCGCCGTTAGTCTTAGAGAAAGCCAGTAAGGTGTCCATAGCCTTAGTGAAGCCACCCTTAGCCCATTGGTTAAAGTCTCGGCGTGTGCCTTTGACTCTACCGAGGTCTTTAGGGTTAACTTTTAAGGCGAACATAATCTAGTACTGCGCTTTTTTCTCTTTAGGCTGGAAAAATTTCTGTTCGCTAAGGTCTATAATATTAGCCTCTGCGACCACTTCCCACCCCGCCTTAATAATGGCGTCTTTATTTTGCTTATAGTCAATAAGCGGTATTTCTTTCTGCTCTAGGACTTCGTCGCCTGTAGCTACCTCTTCGGTGCGTCCCGTCTTCTTACCGTTCTTGTCTAGTACGTCTTCGGTACGCGTTTCTTTTAATGTTCTTTGTATTACTAACTTCATAGTCTAGCCTTTCGTGTGCTCGTCCGTTAAGGTTAAAGACTACAGAGGCGGACGTATACCCCTGTAGTCTTATAACCGCTAATAGCTAACGGTCGGTAGAAATTAAGCGATAATCGCGCTATCAACGATACCAGAGATACGCTGTACAGAACGCAAGTCACGAATAGAAAGCGCTAAGTCCCACGCGGTAGACACCTTAGTAGAAAAATCGCCGTCGATCTCTTTACGGTCTAGCCCGCCTACTTGGTCAATGATAGGGCCGTTATCGTGAGCGACTACGTATACAGACGTCTCGTCTGTGCCCGCACCTTCTGAGTAAGGTAGAATATCGGTACCGTCTACGTCTTCGCCTACCCAGTAAATAGGTACGCCAGAGTAACGCATAATAGACTGCCCCATAGTTTCGGGTGTGAAGTTCACGTTACCCGCTACAGAAGAGTCACGGCTTGCGCGTTGCATCTTAATAAGGATATCTTCACTAACGTAGATAGCCTTGTTAGTGCCCTTACACTTAATAAGCGCTTCATCAAGGATAGAAAGAGACAAGCCAGTACCACCGTTATCAATATCTTGACCTGTACGCTCTGGTGCGCCTGTTGGGTCGCCTGTAAGAACTTGAAGACCGTCGAACTCGTTATTGGCGCCCTTGTCACCTTTAAAGCACACGCGGTTAATGTTCATAGTCATAGCGGTAATCTGCTGGTCTAGCTCGTCCGCGATACGTGAAGGGTCGACTTTCATAAGGAAGTCGTCGCTCTCAAAGATCGTACCCGCGTGGGCGATCGGCGTATTAAAGCGAGAAGTAGTAGAGAAGCTAGGTGTAACTGTACCGTTAAGCTGTCTAAATGCTTGAGTAGGTAGAGTAGCTCTACGATTCTGGTCTACAGACGTACCTACGCTGTTACGGAATTGCGTATTAGCGATGAAGGGGGTAGTCTCTACGAATTTTTGATAGATCGCTTGAATAAGCGGGTCATTTTGGGTTTTAAGCACCTCTGCTAGAGTAAAAGTAGCCATTATAAGACTGCCTTTCTTTTTTATGGTTAATAAAAATTAATTAGGTAGCCTGTCCAGACTTGGCGGGGTACGGTCCTGTACCTCTTATGTACTCATAAATATATTATAAATTCCGATAAAAGTAAAATTTTCTTTTTAGTGAAATAAAAAAACCCTAAGTATTGGAACTACTTAGGGTTAGTTTAAGTGTCCGTACCACTTAAACAAATTGGCAACCTATCTTAACCGCCAATTGAAATATACATTAATAATGCCAGAAGTAAAATTTTCTTTTTAGTGAAATAAAAAAACCACCCCGAAGGGTGGCTTAGTCGCGCTCTATGAGTCATTAATAGAGAAGAGTAGAGTATAGAGCACTACTTTTTCATACCAGCCACTACGGCGTCTAGGTTACCTCTATACGAGTTCTCGGTTACGTTCCCGCCCTCGTTAGGTGTACCACCGCCCCCGCCTTTCTGGCTAGTGCCGATAAGCCCCTTATTATTCGGGTCTTCTGCGAAGGCTTTAACGAGGTCGCCCGCTGTGTCGCCGTCGCTAGTGATAACGTCGCCGTCTGCGTCTAGGGTGAGCTTCTGGGCGAAACGATCGGCTAATAGTTCGCGGTGTACCTCTAGGATATTATGTTTACCCAGCTCTTTAGCTACGGCGCCCTTAATGGTCTTAGCGTCGTTGTCTGCCTTGAGCTTCTGGGCGTTCGCCTGTGCGGTGTCGCGCTCGTCGGTTAGAGTCTTAATAGTCTTCTCTAACTTGCTAAGGCGTGCGTCGCTGTCGGTCTTGTTCTGGTTAGCGCCCGCTTTTAGTGATTCGACGAAGCTATTAACGTCTTCGGCTGTGTAGCCTTCGTCTAGGTCTAAGCTAGTGCCGATAGCCTCTAAGCGACTATGCAAGTCGGCCTTGCCTTCTCGGTGCCCCTTAGACTCTGCGTTTAGGGCTTTAACGTGCGAGTCTACGCCCGTCTCTACCACCCCGAGAGCTTCGGCTAGTTCTTCGTTATCTTCTGCTAGGGCTTTAATCTTAGCCATAGCGTCCTTATATGCTTTAAGTGTCTTCATTATTTACCGTCCTGTTGTTGTGCCACTTCTGCAAGTTCTTTTTTAGTGCCTACTGCGCTCGCTACCCCGTCTAAGGTGGCAATCTTGGTACACTCTAGTAGCCCTACGACTACGTTAGGCTGTCCGTAGGTGCATACTTCGTACAAGTCTTCGGCTAGTCGGCTAGTAAGGCTAGTCTCTAAGGCTGTGCCGTGTGTCCTAAATATTTCGTGCTTTGCGTTCTCAAACGCGCCGATAATTTCGGCTAAGTTTAACCCGCTGTCAAACGCAGACGCGGTTAACTCGGTGATCTTCTGGTTAATTTGGTCGTGTGTCATTTTTTGTCGTCCTTTTTTATCTTCTACCGTTGTCGCCGTTCACTAGATCAATACGCCCAGAGCCTTCTATTTTTAGCACGTCCCCACTCTTATAGTGTATCACATAGTCACATCTACAATTAGGGTGCACTAGAAGGTGGGGTACTGTACGAGTCGTGTAAGTCTTCCCGATAAACGGGGTACACTGTTCGCACGCGTTCGGCTTCACATCAATAGTAATAAAATCTACTTCACTTGTCTTTTTAGCCTGTTCTAGCTCGAGCTCCATACGAATAGTTATAGCCTCAGTCTCGCCGACACGCTTAGTGTAGTAGGTATTTGTCTTTACGTTTTTCTTTTCTGTATTCTGTTGTACCTTGTTACGCACGACACCTTCTACATAGGTTCGCCCCGCCTCTTCGCTTCTTTTTTTAGCTCGGTCGTAGGCTTTCTTCTCGGTCTTATTTAGTCCGTAAGCCCCTTTAGTACCCTCTGGGTCGTTAAGTAGCCCCGTGCCACCTCTAACGGCGTTCTTAGCGGTCTTGTAGAGGTCTTCTTTAATAATACGGCGAGAGTTACGTATACGTGCGGGTAGCTTCATTCCAAAGCTATTCCAATTAACTAAGAATAAGGTTAACAGGGCGTTAAGTTCTTCTTCGTCTTCGTATTCGGTGCCACGCTTAAAGGCGGGCTTAGTCTTAAATACGATCAAGTCCCAAAGCTCGTCGTATATCTTCTCTCTCATACCTAAGTCGTCGTAGATCTCGTTAACGAGGTCTTCTACTTCTTTGGCTTTCACGTTACCGCGATATATGAGAGGCAGAAGCCCCTCTACTAAGCGGTCGTTATATTCGCTAAAGAGTGCGGTAAAGTTTTTACGGGTGTCTTGAAATCCTGCCACGGTGTTACGTCCTTACTGTGGGGTTATCGTGTTTACTCTTCGTCGCCTTCTACGGGGGTCTCGTCGCCAAACGTGCGCCCCTGTTCTTCAAAGACTGCGACCTGTTGCTTAAATTCCTCGTCGGTGAGTTCGCTGAACTTCTTACGCAGTAGCTTAATGGTTAGACGTGTCTTAGCCTCTTCGCTAATTCCGACACGCTCTATAAGGTCGCCTAGCTCTTCAATATCGAGTAAGAAGTCGTCGCCCTCTAGGTTACTTTGATAGACTATGTTAACGTCTGGCTCTTCGTCCAGATACCAGAAGAAAGCGTTAATAATCCACTTCTCATACTCTATTAGGCGCTTCTCTACGAAGCTGAGCACCTCTTGGCGTTGGCGGTCGGCTTGTTTACGTGCCTCGCCCGACGCTTGAGCCGATATAGTGTTTACGGCTTGGTGGGTCATTTCGTAGACTTCGTGCTTAGTGTTCTCGCGGTCTTTGTATAGAGCCTCTAGTGTGTCCCTAGGGGGTGCGATATAGTCGGGGCGCTGTGCCCCTTCGTCGTAGAATAGTACCGAGTCTTCGCTAAGTGTCATCTCTTCGGACTTCTGCCCGTTGTACGTCAAAATAGGGAAGGTTAACTGCGTGTGCTGGTAGTGTATAAGTGAGTTAATTTGAAAAATGTTACGCGAGGCGTCGGCTAGTGGCTGTATAACCGAGATAGGGTAAATACGCTTATCGAACTGCGGGCTAATCTGCATAAAGTAGGGCATACTGTACGCTTCTACCACGCTCGCGGGGTTACGGTCTTCGCCTTCGCCTGTCTCGTAGGTGATCGCGTCGCCTATCTCGCCTTGATAGCCTAGTTCTAGGTCTAGGGCGTCTGCTAGTCGGTAGACTCTGTACGTGTTCTCGTCGCCCTCTTCTACGCAGTACGATAGGTAGCGAAGTCTACCGAAGCGGTCAAAGCTATAATAGTGTACCTCTTGTGGGGTGATATTATAGACGTAAGGGAATATACGACGGTCTAACGCCGTAGCCATATCGCTAGGTATCATCTCACGCGGGAAGTTATCGCACGCAGTAAACACGCCACCATATAAGAAGCCACTTACGGTGCTCTGGTGTACGAACTGTGTTAAGGTCGTGTGGTTAGATAATGTGGGCGTCTTCTCAAAGTTAGAAAAGTACTCGTTTTCACTAGGTGAGGTACGTATAGGGTCGCGATATAGTACAGGGTCTACCAGACCGTTAACCGTAGGGCGTACGAAGTTAGAGTACTTCTTGTTAGCCACGCGGTAGCTATACTTTTTCTCGTCTTCTCGCGGTGCCTTCTCTAAGTACTCGCCGTCGTAGAAGCCCCCACTACCGTAGTAGGCGTCTTTAGCTAGTTCAAACTGTTCAAGGTCAAAGCTAGAGAAGTAGCGTACGTAGAAGTCTACGGCGCCGATCTTTTTACGGTTCTCGTCGTACTTGTATTTTAGGTTATTCTGTGCCGTGGTAGCCATACTATACCCCTATGATATTACCCGTACGAACTGCGTTACGAGCTGAAAGAAAGTTATAAGCCTGTGACACAGCGTCTATACAGTCGTCGTGTGCGTGGGTGTCGTCGGCGGTAAATTGGTTACATTCGTTATAAAAGTAGTCTTTTCTCGCGTTAGGTAGTAGGAAAAATTTACCTCGCTCTGCCTTAGAGGCCCAGCCCATAGCTCTATTCAGCTTATCACCCTTCGGGTTAAAGGCGTGTATCTTGTAGCCGTTTAGCTCTGGCGTACGCTTGAGGTCGTCTATTAGGGCTATCTGCCCGCCGACCGCTTCTATAACTATGGGTACTTGTCGCCCGTCTTCGTGTGCTGTTCTAATAATGATCTCGCGGGTGTCACCCCACGCCTTCTTAACTCTAAAAATATCGTGCGCGTAGACGTTGTTACTGTCTAGGGTGATCTTAGCCGAGGCGCTAAAGTCGCTAGACTTCTTAGTAGTAAAAGCTAAGTCCCAGCTACGTACAGACCTCGGTAGTACTGGGTAGGCTTCTACGTTCTCAAACCACCCCGAACGAATAACGCCCGCGCTAAAGTCTACGACTTGCCCGTATAGCTCCTGTAGTGCGTACTCGGTCGTGTACTCGTCTACTAGACTGTCTTTATACTCTTTACTTAAGAAGGGGTTAGCGAAGGTAGACTGTGTGTATACGTTAGCGTGTGCCTTCTCTGCAAGTTCTACCGACCACTCGCGACCCTTCGGCGTACCGACTAGCCTAGCCTGTCCGCCTGTGAAAGCCTCGCGACGGTTCATACGTGCTAACCCCGTCTTATAAACGTCGTAGCTCTGGTAGGGCGCTTCGTCCATACCGAAGTCGTCGGCATTGATACCCCGCATACGGTGGGGTGTCTCACCAGACCGCATATAGATGCGACCCCCGCCCACGTCTATATACTGCTCGCTCTTGTTGTGGTGGTATGGTATTTCATACTCGCTAAAGAGGTCGTAGAACTCGGTAACGAGTACGTCGTTAATCATACCGTAAGTCGGCTCCGTTAAGATTACCCTACGCTTAAGGTGTGCTCTATTGTTAGCCCATATAACTAACGCCTTAGTCTTACCAGCACCAAGACCCCCGCGGTAGATCGCTAGGGGGTTAGGGTCGCTAAGAAAGCCCGCTTGTTTTTCTGTGAGTGTGAAGTTATAGTTAGTCACTTCTTACGCTCTTTACTCTGCCTGTGCCTTCTAGTCTCTACGGCTTGTAACCACGCAATAAAAGCACCGAAGCCCATAATAATAGCGAAGACTATAAAGAAAGAAAGTATAGTTTCCATCTACTTAGCCCTCACTATATGGGTAGGGTCTTCCCCTAGTTTTACTTATTATCTTAGCCTTCAATATTCTAGCCTCGTCTATCTCTGCCTGTGCTTTCCTCTTCTCTCTAGCGCGACCGCTTTTAACGCCCTCGGTGCGCCACTCTTCGCCCCAGTTCTTTTTAGCCCCTAGTGGTCGCATCTACTTAGGCTCGTCTAGGGTGGGCGGTTCGTAGTCGCTGTCTGGGATCGTCTCAAAGTTAAAAACCGTGTCACCTTGTGGGGTCTCGGTGCTTATCTTCGTAACGTTGGGGTCTTTATCCCTTAAGCCGTAGCACGCTTTTAGCTTGAAGATCAAGGCGGGCGCTCTACCTACTTGGAAGTCGCCCCCCTTAGCTACGTCTTTAAGTTCACCTAGCCAGTAAGCCTTAGCTACCGTCTTAGCGATAGCCTTAGCCTCGCTAAACTCTGGTATCTCTCTCGCCCACTCGTTAAGAGTCTCTTCTGCTATTCGCCACTTACCCGCGATCTCGCAGAAGTGCATACCGCTCGCGCTTAGTTCTATAATCTCGTCGCAGTATTCGGGCTTGTATTTACGTCTTTTCCTTGGCACGGTCTACCTCTTCTATTAATTCTTTGAGGGTCTGTAGCCCTCGCTCTAAGTTCTCTTGTAGTTGTTCTTCTGTTATAGACGGCTCCGCCTCACGTATACAGCCGTAAAGGCGGTCGAAGTAGTACACCTTCTCGCCGTCTTGGTTCATCTGGTTAACTCGTCTATCTCGTCCTGTAGCCTCTTCTGGCGTCGTACGTCTTTTATACCTACTTCTAAGTCTTTACGTATGTTAGTTAGCGGTAGCTCGCTCTGGTAGTGGTAGTAGTCGTACCCGCCGTCTTCTTTACGACACTCGTCTACATAACATACGTAGGCGTCGCCCTCAGTCTGTATTATGATTATAGCTTCACCCTGTGCGTGCAGTACCACCCCGTAAAGTGCGCCCCACTTAGTGTACTCGTAGTAGGTGGGTATAAAGTACTGTAGGCTGTGTATATGGTTCTGTAGGCACCAGATAGGCGTAAGAAGTTCCGTAACGAATAAGTCCAACATAGACTCGCCTACGTACTTCGCCCTGTCGGGGCTTAGTTCGCCCCTTCCCTGTATATTGGTGAGCTTTAAACAGCCGAAGGCTATTTTACTGTAGTATTCGTGGTCTATCATTGTTAGACCCTTATAATGTGTCGTCCTGTCTAAAATATACATTAATAACCCGCTCTACGTCGGTCTCATTGCGTACCACCTCTATAGCGCCCGTAAATTTATTAAAAAAGTCTATCTGTCGGTCGTTTAGCTTACCCTTCTCGCTCTTCACCTCTACCAAGACCGTAACGCCGTTACACCCGATAACCAAGTCCGGGAAGCCAGACCCCGCGTTATGGGTGTGGGCCACACTACACCCCCTCGCTCGGAATAACCGTACGATCTCTTTCTGGTTCTTGTCTACATTACTTGCGTATTTTTTAGACACAGATTTACCCCTTATTTTTAGCCCACCTCGGCAGACAGGAAAAACGCGACACTTTTTTTTCGTTAACGTTAACTTATATATCTTATGTATTAGAATAAGAGTTTTATATAATAATAAAGTAAAATAAAATATTTTGCCGTCAAAATCGCCTTTTTTAGCCCAAAAACGCCACCGAAAATACTAAAACCCAAATATTCTCGTTTAAGGGGCATAGCAATTTGTATACGTCCCAAGACCCCTAAATGAGAATTTTTGGGTTTTTCTGTATTTTTTTAAAATAAATGCGAAAAGAAATGTACGCTTTCTCGTTTAAAGTGTTATATTTATCTATAGATAAGCAAGACACACGAAAGGTTACAAAATGAAAACTCACGCAGAACTTAAAGAACTATCTAAACAAGTAAAAGTCGGTATGACTAAAATTTACGGAAAAGGTCTCTGTCGCGTCCACATCAAGAACGGGGCTGTCCACACCTACCCAAAAAACTACGGCAGACCCCCCGAAGAGACCCTTAAAATACTTGAGCCTTTTTTGAAGTCTCTGCCTATCTCTGCTATCTGTAAAAATACCGCTAACTCTTCATATATTCACATAACACTTAACTAAACCTTCTCGCCCCTATGGGGCTTCTATTTTTCATCACTCACACGAAAGGCTACCAGATGAAAGCACCAAATAAAAAACTACTCACCGCGCTACGTAACGCCACCACAGAGGCAGAGCGTAACGCTATTCGTAAACTTATCGCCGAGGGGGTCTATAATGATTAACCGCGAGCTATTCTACTCTCTTGAGTTTATTATTAACACGGCGAGCCAACTACAGACGGTCGCCACCACTCTACAGAATTGTAACGAAGTCGTCGCTATTAAAAGTGGCTGGACTTGCGAAGGACTACCTATAGGTGGTGTGGCGTGGGTCTACCACACGGTTAAAGACCACGATTACACCTTTGACCCAAATATTAGAGAGCGTGAGGTAGACGCCTTTATGACTAAGTTAGGCGAGGTTATTAAGGCGGGCGGGTATCACTCACTTACGGACGACGTCACGAAACGCGGTAAACAGGCTAACCAACTAGCCGAAGACGTAGCAGAAGCTACAGGGGGTCAATAATGGCACACGTAACTGTACGCGATAGAGATACACTAGAAATACTTTTTATTAAGTCCGACACAGCTTACAAGGAAGTGGTTAAACACGGACACCTACACCCTAGATGCATTTACACTTGTTACCCCTCACTAGAGCACAATAACGACGCCTGTACGCTTCACGGCGACGAGTTATTATATATCTGCCGTGATGGCGGTCTCGGCGAGGCTGTCCCTTCAGATAAGCCACTTACCCAACTCGTAGAAGAGAAGGGCGGACTTAACGAAGACGGCACTTTTAAAGACTCACTAGAGGTCAAAGAGCCAAAGCGAGCCAAGACACCAGACGACGAGGTACTAGACTGTCAGCCACTAGACGAAGGCTGTACAGATAATACGTGCAGCCTAGACGCGTGTAGCGGGGGTGAATGTACCGACGCTGGGGTTATGGCTACTAAGATCGCACAACAAGAGGCGCAGAAGTTCGCCGTAGGTGCTCGCGAGATGAAAGAAGGCGAAGAGTTCACACTTACGCAGACACAGGCTAAACAACTAGCACTAAGACAGCACGGTAAGACACAGCCTACAAACCTAGAGATAAAGGTAGCTAACCCTAACTCCGAGGTTAACGGCGAAGACTTAATTAACGTAAACTTTGACGACCACTATAAACAGGCTAAGACCGACAAGGTGAGCGAGCCGATAGATATTATAGAAGCGCTAGAAGTCCGCCTTATTAAAGCGGGCGTAGATATTAACGAGGCGTGTAATATCTGCCGAGGTCTTAAGTACGTACTGCGCGGTAGCTTCAAAGAAGGCGAAGACGTCCAGAAAGAGTTAAGAAAGTTTTACAACTATACGCACCGCGCACGTACCGGCTCGTGGTTAGGGGGTCGCTAATGTGGGTCTTAATTCTTGTACTAAGTACTTCTGGGGGCGACGGGCTTAGTATGCAAGCCTTTAACACTAAAGAGGCGTGTAGCTTCGCCCTTAATGAAGCTAAAGAACTTAACCCCCGCGTTACTGGGGTGTGTGTCCCGAAAGGTCGTAGATAATGGGTATACTTTCTTTTACTGGTGAGTGGCTAATAGGTTTTTTTATGTGGTTAGACACTTCGCCGATAGGTGGTTTTTTTATGGGCTTCGGTCTACTAATGTTATTTTTTAAAGTCGCGGACTATATAAGTACAGAGCTACACCGCTTCATCACTAAACGAATTAACCAGAGGGGTAAATAATGGCTAAGGCTAAACTTATTCTAACTAATGTAACTATGCAGAGCTTCGGCGCACTTCGTAAGTCGTGCCTAGACTTTGAAGACACCCTTAACCTCTCGGTAGACCCAAACGGCGACGGGGGCGAAGAGATCACACCACACGAAGCCCTAGAGCTTGAGATTAAACTTAGCGAAGTGATCGGTAAAGCTACACGTATGCGCCACCGCATTAGCTCAGCTATTAACGAGTACCGCGAGGGGTTACTTAATGAACACTAAACTAACCGAAGAGCAGATTAAGTACGTAAAGACGAGCTACTACGGGGGCGTTAAGCCTTCATACCTAGCCGAAGAGTTAGGCGTACACGCTTCTACGATCTACCGCCACCTAGAGGGCGTTAAAGTGAAGTATAAAAAAGTAACACTGGCCGAAGTTAAAGAGATACATAACTTAGCTAATAGTGGTATGAGCCTACGCAAGCTCGCCGAGCT